CATCTGCACAAACTGCAAAAAAGTTCTTTGATTTCTAAAAAATTTTTCGTATATTTGTAAACAACTAAATAAAATAAAAATGGCAGAAGAGCTACAAAACGATGATGTGTTAGAATCACAAGGTGATTTGTTAGAACCAACACCAAAAGTAATTGAAGATGTGGAATGGTGCTTTCAATTCTTTAATAATGAACCGGAAGTATTTGCATACTCATCAGAAGGAGAACCAGCAGGTAATTTGACTATTGAACTAAAACCGTTGGAAGGTGAAGGTTTATCATTTTCACACAACGGAATGGCATTTAGAATTTTCCCAAGACCAATTTCAGAAGAAAGTAAACAAATTAGAGCAGAAGAAAATGAAAGTAAAAATTAAATTATTGCATGAAAATGCAGTTAAACCAAAGTATGCAAAAGAGAGTGATGCTGGTTTAGATTTGGTGGCAACATCAGTTATAAGTCACACACCTACTCAAATTACTTATGGTTTAGGTATTGCAATGGAAATACCTGATGGTATGGTGGGGTTAGTATTCCCACGTTCATCTATCCGTAATTATGATTTATCACTAACTAATGCGGTAGGTGTGATTGATGCGGGTTATAGAGGAGAATTGCAGGCAACATTTTATAAACTAAATGGTGTATCCTCCAAAGTTTATGAAGTAGGAGATAGAGTAGTTCAAATTGTTATAATTCCTCATCCAGTTGTTCAATTGAATGTAGTAGATGAATTGAGTGAAAGTGTAAGAGGTAAAGGTGGATTTGGTTCAACTGGTAAATAAATTATGGCAAATCAAGAATATAAACTAATAGACCATCCGTATCTGAAATTAAATGGTATAAATTATCAAGTTGTTGCTAGTGGTATGAATTTGGAAAACTTTCTTAAAGAAAATCCTGGTAAACAAATTTATATTTTACAATCATCCATTTTAACAGAAAATATCAGAGCAATCGTAATATAAAAAAATATGAGTTTTTTCGCAAACGAAAATAGTAAAAGAGAACATAGTTTATGGGTGGAGAAATACCGCCCACAAACACTTTCCGAATATGTAGGAAATGAAACGGTAAAAGAAACTATTCAACAGTATTTGGATAGTAACGATATTCCACATTTGTTATTACATGGTAAAGCAGGTACTGGTAAAACCACACTTGCAAAACTTATTGTAAATACCATCAAATGTGATAGTATGATTATCAACGCATCGGATGAGAATAATGTGGATACCGTTAGAACAAAGGTTAAAAACTTTGCTTCATCTATGGGGTTTGCAGGATTCAAAGTTATCATTTTGGATGAGTTTGATTATATGACTCCAAACGCACAAGCAATCTTGCGTAACTTAATGGAGACATTCTCTAAACATTGTAGATTCATCCTAACGTGTAATTACCACGAAAAGATTATTGACCCAATCAAAAGTAGATGTCAAACATTTGCAATCACTCCTCCCACAAAGAAAGATGTTGCAATTCAGGTTACTAGAATTTTAGATGCTGAAAAGATTAAATACGATGTTAAGAATGTTGCTGATATTATCAGTTCATATTATCCAGATATTCGTAGAATCTTAAACACTTGCCAATTACAATCTGCAAAAGGAGAGTTGAAAGTAGACCATCAAATTATGGTGGAATCGGATTTCAAAACAAAGTTAGTAGATTTGTTAAAGGCAAATGATGACAAACGAAATATGTTTATGAATATTAGACAAGCAGTTGCTGATAATAAACTAAACGATTACTCTGAAATGTATTCTATGTTATATGATAAGGTAGATGAGTATGCAGCAGGTAATACTGCAAATGTGATTCTAACAATAGCAGAAGGATTATCAAAAGATGCATTAGTAGTAGATAAAGAGATTGTCTTTATGAGTACAATTATTCAAATTTTAAACATTATAAAATAATGGAACAAGGATTACCATTAGGTATGAACCTAAACGATGCAAGAAATATGGATTGTGAATGTGGAAACAACACATTTATGCCAGGTTTCAGATTTAAGAAAATGAGTAAGTTAATTACGGGTCAAGCACAAGATGCTATTATTCCAATTGAAGTGTATTTGTGTACACAATGTGGAAAAGCATTGCAAGAGTTGTTACCAACGGAGTTAAGAGATAAACCATCAACATTAGTTCAGTAATGGCAGGGAAAAAACTATTTGACCACATCAACGCAATTACATCGGAACAAGACCCGAAGTATTTTGATAAACTCACAGAAGAAGACATTAAGACATGGAGTAATTTTATGATTAATCGTTTTCTTTCTATGAAACCTGAATGGGTTGAATTGATTGCAACTATATTACCTTTAACACAAACTCTACAACCACGCGAGATGTATAATTTATACATTAATATAATACCCAAAGGTAAGTATTATCTTAAATACATCAAAGGAAAAGGAGAAGAAAAATACGAATCTTTTTTAGTTGATTTAATTAAGAAAGAATATGATTGTTCAGAAAGACAGGCAATGGATTATATTGAAGTTTTATACGGAACTCGTGAGGGTAGAGAGAACATTAAATTCATTTGTGAAAAGTATGCAATTGATAAAAAGTTGATAACAAAACTTAAATTAAAAATATAATATATTTGGAAAAACGAATTTAATTTTGTATATTTGTATATAAATAATACACTATGGCAAGAGTTTCGTTTTCCCAATATAGTATGTGGTCTTCATGTCCGCATCAATATAAATTGGCTTATATAGATGATTTAAGAGAATCTTCATCTAACATACATTCTGTATTTGGTTCGGCAATGCACGAAACTCTGCAAGAGTATTTAAGTAGATGTTTGCGTATTTCTAAATCACAAGCTGATAAAAATATGAATACAAAAGAATTCCTCAAAGAAAAGATGAGAGAGTTCTTTTTAAAAGAATCAAACGATGGACAGAATCCAATCTGTTCCAAAGAGGAACTAGTTGAGTTTTTAGAAGATGGTTATGCTATATTAGATTATTTCCAAAAATCTAAAAACTTCAACAATTTCTTTTCCCTAAAAGATGATGAATTAATTGCTATTGAGCAACCAATCAATACTAAAATTTTAGAAAATGTAAACTTTTTAGGATTTATTGACTTCATCGTTAAAAACAAAAAGACAGGTAGGTATCGTATTACCGATTTTAAAACATCTACAAAGGGATGGACTAAATATCAGAAATCAGACCCTGTCAAAAACTCACAAATTTTATTGTATAAGAAATTCTACGCAGAATTGCTAGGAATATCACAGGATATAATTGATGTTGAATTCATTATATTAAAACGTAAGTTGTATGAGAATACAGACTTTGTAGTTCCTCGTATTTCAAAGCACGTTCCTGCATCTGGCAAACCATCTGTAAACAAAGCATGGAAAGGGTTTAGTGATTTTGTTGAAGCAGTATTTGATAAAGATGGTAATTACAGAACTGATGTAGATTATCCTAAAAATCCAACAAAGTTATGTGATTGGTGTGAGTTCAAACAAAGAGGTATTTGTAACGGAAAATAATATTTTCTTATATATATGTATATACGAAAATTACTATTATGGCAAACCTTAAACTTACTACGGTAAAGGTAATCCAAAAGTTGTATGATGAAGATTTTAAAATGGCTACCATAAGAGGTGGTATAAACTTTCAAAAATTAGTCAATAGAACTTTGGACCTTTATACGAAAGATGAAGAATTTAGAAAACAATTAAACGAATACACTGCATTGCAAGTAAGTGGTTCACAATTTTAAGATTAAAAAACAAGTTATGGCAAAAAAGAAAATCCTATTACTCTCCGATGACCTTCGAATGACTAGTGGTATTGCCAATGTTTCTAAACAATTGGTTTTAGGAACGGTGGATAAATACGATTGGGTTCAGTTAGGAGCAGCAATCAAACACCCAGATGCGGGTAAAGTATTCGATTTAAACGATAATGTTAGAGAGATAACAAAAGTAGCAGATGCTTCGGTTAAAATCTATCCATCGGATGGTTATGGTAATCCTGATATTATTCGTCAATTGTTGATGATTGAACAACCTGATGCAATCTTACACTTTACAGACCCGAGATATTGGATTTGGTTATATGAGATTGAGCACGAAATTCGTCAATCAGTTCCTTTATTCTTCTATCACATTTGGGATGATTTACCAGACCCAAAATATAACAGAGATTATTATGAAAGTTGTGATTGGATTGGAACTATTTCAAAACAAACTTATGGTATCACTAAAAGAGTTTGGGGTTGGGATAAGGAAAAACATTGGACTAAACCTGCTGATTGGCAAGTGAGTTATGTTCCTCATGGTATCAATTCAGACTTGTATAAACCAGTTGATGTTCCGGAAGACTTCAAAAAATCTGTATTAGGAGATAAAGAATACGATTTCATTTTATATTGGAATAACAGAAACATTCGTAGAAAACAACCTATGGATGCAATGTTGGCATTTGATGAATTCCGCAAAGCACTTGCACCAGAACATCAGGATAAAGTTTGTATGGTAATGCATACAGAACCTGTGCAAGAACATGGAACTGATTTACCTACATTTGCAGAACATTGTATGCCAGATTCAGATGTTATCTTCTTACCTAACAAATATACGGAAGAGCAATTGAACTACCTTTACAATATGGCAGATGTAACAATCAATGTGGCATCAAATGAAGGATTTGGATTAGCAACTGCTGAATCGGTAATGGCAGGAACTCCTATCATCGTAACGGTAACAGGTGGTTTGCAAGACCAATGTGGATTTAGAGAAAAAGGAAGTGGTAAGTTATTAACCGCAGAAGATTATGTAGAGATTGGTTCATTACACGATAAATATAGAAAAGAAGGTGTAGTTTGGGGAGATTGGGTTAAACCAATTTGGCCAGTTCGTTCAACAACAGGTTCAGTTCCTACTCCATATATCTTTGATGATAGAGTTGATTTCATTGATATTGCACCTTTAATTATGGATTTCTACAAAATGGGAAGAGAAGAAAGAAAAGCAGTAGGATTGAAAGGTAGAAAACATTTCTTAGGAGAAGGTAAATTAAGTTTAGAAGCAATGTGTGATTCGTTAGTAGAAGGTATGGAGGGAGCATTTGCAAATTGGAAACCAAAAGAAAAATTTAAAGTTATAGAATTATAGTATGAAACCAACATTAGTATTTCAAGGTCCAGTAGCAACACGTTCAGGTTATGGAGACCACGCGAGAGATTTATTACATTCTCTATATAAATTAGATAAGTTTGATATTAAAATTGTTAGTCTTCGTTGGGGTCAAACCCCAATGGATGCTCTCAATTATGATAATGAATTTCATAAATGGATAATTG